ATAATCAACACTGTTACAAATGCATTGTACGACGAAGTTAATGTTGTACCTTGTCATTACAAAAGACAGTACATTGAATGGGCAGACAGAGGTACCAGCACAGGTGCACCTGTAGCTATTCATGATGCAGATAGTGATATCGTGAGTAAAACTACCAGAGGTAAAGACTACAAAGATAGATTACCAAATGGTAATTATCTTGATAACACTGCTAATCACTTTGTGCTAGTCTTAGGTGACCGCCTACATACAGCCACATTTATAAACTATCAACCGTTCAGATGTCTAATGACAAAGGAACATGGTTTGGTTGGGACGTGTCAAAGGCTGGTCCTGTTGAAGATAAAAATATCTACGACATGGCTAAAAGCTTTGCAGTCAGTGTAGGTAAAGGTGAGGTAGAGGCTAAACCAGAAAATCAAGAAGTAAAGAAAGCTTCAATAGATTTATAATATCCTAGGTAGTGGGCGTCTAAGCGAGAGTGGATACGCCCACTTTAATTTATGTTAGAGAGATTTATAAATATATTTGAAGGTTCAAATGATTTTTATGGACAAGCCAAACGAATAGACAATCGCTTATCTGTAAAAGTTGAAGTAGAAGCTTGGACCAAGAAAGAACCTGTGTCCAAACAACTATGGAAAAATCATTTAGAAGGTGTTGGACCTCAGTTAGGAATAGCTCCATTAAGAAAAGATGGAACTTGTAAATGGGGAGCTATCGACATAGATAAAAATAATTACGATTATAAAGAATTACTTAACAAGATTAGAGAAAAAAATTTTCCACTTATAATGTTTAGATCAAAAAGTGGTAGAGCACACGTCTATATGTTTATGAAAGACTTCTACAGTGCAGAAGAAGTTAAACTAGTCATGAACAAGTTTGCAGCTAAATTAGGAATTGCTGACATATTAGATAGAGTTTATCCAATGCAAATAAATTTAGAGAGCAACATGTTTGGGTCTTGGTTAAACATGCCATACTTTAATCACGAAGAAGGAAGTACGTTTGCATATACAGATGACTTTGAAGATGCAGATGTAGAAACATTTTTTGAAATGTACGATAAGTATGCGCAAGATAACTTAACAGACTTTTTAGTAGAAGAAGTAAAAGAGGTGGTTAAACCTAAAAAGGCTAAAGAAAAAACAATAGAAGATTTCTTTTTACCTTGTGTAAAAAATTGTTTGAAAGATAACAACGGCAAGGTGCCAAGTGTAAACAGAAATGATTTTCTTTTGCATAAATATGTTTGGTCAATGCGGGCCGTCAAAGCAGGTTTAAAAAACATAGAAAAGTTTAGCACGTATAACGCAAAAAATTTATTAAAATTTTTTAATAAAAATTATTTACAAGATCCTTTAGAGGAGAAAGAAATAGATAACACGATATTAAAATCAACAGACAGAGAATATAATTATCTTTGTAAAAGACCTGACATAAAAAAATACTGCGATGCTTCTGCATGCACTAGACATGTTTGTGGTATAACTCCACAAGAAGCATTAGATTTAGTAGAGGCCACTCAAGGTTTGGGAAACATAACAGAATACACAAGTGTACCTCCAATATTTTATGAAACAGTTGAGGTAACACAAGCTGATAAAGTAAAAAAATTTATTAGAGTTGAGATGACTGGTGACGTTTTAATAAACAAAAAACTATGGATAAATGCTCTAACAAGCATGGGAAACTTTCCACCTATCGCTATTGTAAAGTTAAAAGACGCAGCTTTTTTAGACATGCAATATGAAAGATTAGAAAAAAGAGTTAAAGAAAAAGCGGATGAAGAAGCAAGTGAAGAGTATGAATTTAAAGCATTGGTATATGATTTTATAAGAAAACAAACTGTATCTTTCTTAAAAGAGGATCTGTTAGAGAACGCATGTTATGTAGATAAGAAGACCAGTCTTTTAGATTTCAAATTAGATAACTTTATGAATTATTTAAAAACTCAAAAGATTAACACTCCTAGAAGAAAAATTACATTTAAATTAAAACATTTTTTACAAGCTGAAAAAATAAATGGCACTGTAATTAATAAAATAACCAACAAGAAAAAATCAATACCAACATGGCGTTTTAAATCTGATCCAGACAAATATGAAGTTCTAGGTGATGATGCAAAACCAGTAATAGATTATGAAAAAAATTAGAATAGCAGGTCCTCCAGGAACAGGTAAAACAACTAAGTTGGTTGAGATATATTACAATCATTTAAAAGAGTATTCACCAACACAGATAATGATAATATCACATACTAATACAGCTGCTGATCACATTAGAAATAAGATAACAGATATTGAAACAATACAAAAATATGAAGAGGAGA